ATTTTGACGCGGTCTTCGACGATTTGAAATCCGGCGAAAGGATCATAAGTGGCGATTACGAGCAAGCCACGAACCTTATTTATCTGGACGCTGTTGAAGTCATCGTCGATACGATCGCGGAAGAGCCTCGGTTAACGGAAGAAGAGAAAGAAGTTCTGATCGGATCATTTCGGAATATCCGCTGGGTCAGCAAGTCAGGCGTTCACAGGCCCCTGAATAGGGGGTCGATGATGGGCAATCTCATAAGTTTTCCATTGCTCTGCCTTTTGAACAAGGCCTGTCATGACATTGCCAGGGATATACACGAAGGATCAGATAACGGTAGGAAAAGATTGGGCAGGTTTAACGGTGACGATTGTATGTTTCCCGGGTCGCTGGAGTTTTATCATCTCTGGCGGCGCGTAACCGGTACATATGGTCTGAAAGTTAACGAAAAGAAAACCGGTTTCAGGCGAAATATGGCAGAGCTCAATAGTCAGCCGTGTTTCCGCGGTAAAAAGGGTTTGAACCCTAAACCGGTTATCTCATTCTTGAGACCGTTCCGTGAAGAACCCGATGGGTTGCTGTGGGAGGTTTACAGCGGTATAAAGAGTCTAAGGTTTGAGGTCCAAGCTCTCATATGGAACGTTTATATGAGACATGAAATTTCCCTCAGACCTCTTGAAACCGACTGTCTCCCAAACAGGACCCTCCAATATCTTCTAAAAAAGTCTTGGTTCCGCCGCGCGATCCAAATTGGACCGGCCCCTGTCAAGCGTGGAGGGGTTTCTCGGACTATTCCTATGACAGTGCAGAATCCGCCGTTACCGGAGTTTTATCCGGTTTTTGACGATGCTGCTCGTAGGCTGAAAAAGGACTTCGTCGAGTTCTGGACGGGCAAGGTGCTCGGTGAGAGCGCCGAGTTGAATTACCCGGAGGAAAGAAGACTTGATAGAAGGGCTTTTCACAAAGAGAATTCCAAAACCCCAACAAGAAAAGTAAAATGGACGTTGAAGCGAGGGGAGAGACGTTGGCAGTTCGTCTGGCCAAAACACCTATGGGATATTGCCGTTGAGAAATACCCAGAGTGTATAATGACAGATGATGAGTGCCTCTCTCCCTGGCATGACGACCACCCGTGTTTAACCACACGGGCTGGTTTAATTAAAGACCGCTTGATACGTCCGCCAAAAATACCGGTTCCCCAGTCCCTGCTCGGCGAAGTCATCCCGATGATTCGCGAAGGTAGGGAATATCTGAGTCTGCAGTACTGCGGGCCGTATAGATTCAAGCGTATCGAGGAGGAATTGGAATGGACATAGGAGAGGATTAGGGGAGGGTAAAATTATTACCAGAATGAAGGTGGGGTCCCAGTTAGACTGTGACTACGTTGGATGACGCGTTTCTTGCGGTAAGGATCGGGGAAACTACTAACTGACGGGGCAATACCACGGCAGCCTGTTTCGACTCGCGCCGTTGTCTTTCCCTCTATGTGAACGTTCGGCAGGAACTTCGGTCTCCTGCACTCGGGTACGCAACGATCCTCCTTTTCTGAAACGGTTTTTGAAAATTAGTTTATCCCATTATGCGAAGCCGAT